CTTTTTAATCTGTCCAATGATTCTTTTCTATCGCTATCCAGGGTTTGATAGGCTTTGGCTATCGTTATTGTCCCCCTGTATTTTGTCTAGTGTTATCTGTAGCGACCCGCATTGGCTCACACACTTGTATATTATATAAGACCTGTCTTGTATCTTATATAAGACTACTCAGCTATCTTATGTCTTATATAAGACTACTCAGCTATCTTATGTCTTATATAAGACTACTCAGCTATCTTATGTCTTATATAAGACTGGGGCGGGGGAGGGGTTTCGCTGCGTTGAATATTTTTAGTACCCGCTTAGATACAAAAAAGAGTCAAATTAGACTAAATTAGGGACACATCACCTATATAGCTAACAAGACATAACTGCTTAATTTTTAAGCACTTTTGACTGAACAGCTAACTGGTGAGAGCTAACAAGAAAAGGAAGGGAACAGTCGAAGTCGCTAATGTGACAATTGCGACTGAACAGCTAACGAGGTCAATTGCGACTGAACAGCTATTTTGAAAAAAAGTGAAAAAAAGACTTGACAAAATTGAAAAAGTATGCTATAATGCGTACTATATAGGGTATGATGTTTCTGGTTACTAAAGATGGTTAACCACTACCTCATAGTTCATAGCTATATAGCTCTAACTAGCACTAAACAGATAAGTAGACTATATAGCCTGTTTAGTGCTACATAGAGGAACCAGTAATGGACAATCCAGAACAAAATGTTTTGCCAGTTAAAAAAGGTAGACCTTCAAAGAATAGGTTAGCCGAAGCAAAGAAACGACCAGTTGGTAGACCTAAAGGGGACGCATCAGCTATCGAGGAGTTTAAGGCTAGGTTGATGGCTTCGCCTAAATCCCGCAAGGTGTTAGACTCCATCTTAGACGCTGCACTCGACGACGACCACAAGAATCAGGCGGCGGCATGGAAGCTGTTGGTTGACCGTATGTTACCCATGTCTTACTTCGAGAAAGACAAAGCAGGGGGCAGTCGTCCTTCTGTTAACATTACCATTAGCGGTGTTGGCGAGTCAGTCTCAATTGACGGTAATGACATAATTGATGTGGAGGATACGCAATGATCCCTGTTATAACATCTCTTCTCTCTCTTGGCAACACATGGCTTGAGGGAAAACAAAAAGAAACAGAGGCAACCCTTGAAGCCAAGCTAGTCGGTATTAAAGCCGAAGCTGACATCAACGTTGCCAAGGCTCTCGCCATCACCCGCATGGCTGAGCAAGGTCAGATGCAAAACTACGATCTCGACCGAATAGCGATGGAGCAAATGAACAAAAGCTGGAAAGATGAGTTTTTGTTACTTGTATTCCTAACGCCTATGCTTATGGCATTTATACCCGGCTTAGAGGTATATTCCCTCGCTGGGTTTACAGTTATCGCACAGATGCCTGAATGGTATCGTTACATCATTATCGGTATGGTAGTGGTTATTTATGGACTCCGGGGACTCCTCGAAAAAGTACTAGAAAAGAAATTTAAATGAAACTAAGCAAAAATTTTAGCCTCCACGAGTTAACTAAAAGTGAAACAGCAATCCGTAAGGGTATCGACAACACTCCAGACAATGCAACTATTAGCAACTTAACCACCTTGTGTAACATGGTTTTGCAAAAGGTGCGTGATTGTCATGGGGCTGTTACCATCACCAGTGCCTACCGCAGTGAAGAGCTTAATAAAGCCATTGGCGGTAGTCTTACCTCAGATCACTGCAAGGGCTGCGCTGCTGACTTCGAGGTTCCAGGTATGGACAATAAAGAGCTGGTGAAGTGGATTATTGACAACCTAACGTTTAAACAGGTTATCCTTGAATTCTACGAAGATGGTAATCCAAATAGTGGTTGGGTTCACTGCTCATTTGAAGAAGGCAAGAATGAAAACAAAGTACTCCGTGCTGTTAAAGAAGGTAAAAAGACCGTTTACCTTAAAGGCATCGAGTGAGTGATTTAAAGATTGAACTCCTGCCGTGGCAAAAAAAGGTGTGGGCTGACGAGACTCGGTTTCACATTGTTGCGGCAGGTCGTCGGACAGGTAAGAGTCGCCTAGCTGCCTACCGTCTCATTGTAGAAGCGTTACAAAGCGAGAGAGGGCATGTATTCTATGTGGCTCCAACACAAGGTCAAGCTCGTGACATCATGTGGCAAACTATTCTGGAGGTTGGGCATCCTGTTATTTCAGGGAGTCATATTAACAACTTGCAGATTAAGCTTGTCAATGGTGCGACGATTTCTCTAAAGGGTGCTGACCGCCCTGAGACGATGCGAGGTGTTAGCTTAAAGTTCTTGGTCATGGACGAGTATGCTGACATGAAGCCAGAGGTGTGGGAACAAATCTTACGTCCTGCGCTGGCTGACTTAAAGGGTCGTGCAATGTTTATCGGCACACCTATGGGTCGAAACCACTTCTACGATTTATATCAATACGGGATGAGGGGTGAGGACGAGACGTTTAAGTCTTTCCACTTTACCTCCTTCGACAACCCCCTACTAGACCCAAAAGAAATTGAAGCCGCTAAAAAGAGCATGTCCTCATTCAGCTTCCGGCAGGAGTTTATGGCTTCTTTCGAGGCAGCAGGAGGAGAGCTATTCAAAGAGAGTTGGATTAAGTTTGACGAAGAAGAACCTAAAGATGGTGATTTCTACATTGCGGTTGACTTGGCTGGATTCGAGAACGAAGGTTCTTCCGGTGTTAAAAATACTCGCCTTGACTCTACTGCTATGGCTGTGGTGAAAGCCAACGAAAAGGGTTGGTGGGTAGCAGAAATCATCTACGGTCGGTGGGATGTTAAAGAAACAGCCAAGAAAATCTTTGATGCTGTTAAGAAATACGAGCCTATAGCGGTTGGTATTGAAAAAGGTATCGCACGACAAGCGGTGATGCCATACCTGACAGATATTATGAAGAGAACACAAACCTTCTTCAGGGTTGACGAGCTTTCTCACGGTAATAAGAAGAAGACAGATCGTGTTGTTTGGGCTTTACAAGGTCGTTTTGAGAATGGCTACGTTAAGTTGAACAAAGGCGACTGGAATAATGAGTTTTTAGATCAACTTTTTCAATTCCCCAACAAGCTAGTACACGACGACTTACCTGACGCATTGTCTTACATCGAGCAACTTGCAAAAGTAGCCTATGTTTACGACTTTGAAGAGGAAGATTACGAGTACTTAGACAACATTTCAGGATACTAATATGGCAAACGGACTCTACGCAAACATTAACGCCAAGAAAAAACGCATTGCTGCCGGTAGTGGCGAGAAGATGCGTAAAGTAGGTAGCAAAGGTGCTCCTAGTGCTGCTGATTTTAAGGATGCCGCTAAGACAGCGAAGAAGCCTAAGAAAGGTAAGTGATGGCTAAAGACCCTAAACTAGATAAAGTTGGTGTTAGTGGCTACAACAAACCAAAAGCCACACCCAATCATCCTACCAAAAGCCACGTAGTTGTCGCCAAAGAGGGTGATAAGACTAAAACAATTCGCTTTGGTCAACAAGGTGTCAAGGGTAGTCCAGACGGATCTGCTCGAAACAAATCTTTTAAAGCTCGTCATGCTGACAACATTGCTAAAGGCAAGATGAGTGCTGCTTATTGGGCTGACAAGGTTAAGTGGTAAACCACAAAGGAACAAAAATGGAAGATTACGAAAACAAATCGACAGACCAAAAGGTTGAATCTTGGGTTATGGACAAGGTGGAGCAATGGCGTGACCACTATAGTAATAACTACGAAGAAAAGTTTGACGAGTATTATCGTCTCTGGCGTGGTATTTGGGCTGCTGAGGATAAAACTCGTGACTCAGAGCGTTCACGGCTTATTTCCCCTGCCTTACAACAAGCTGTTGAGAGTTCAGTAGCCGAAGTTGAAGAAGCCACCTTTGGTCGTGGTAAATGGTTTGACATTCGTGACGACCGCAACGACCAAGACCCCCGAGATGTAGCTGCTTTGCGTGAACAGTTGTCTGAGGACTTCCAGTTTACCAAAACACGAAAGGCTGTCGCTGAGTGTATCCTCAATGCCGCTGTTTATGGTACTGCTATAGGGGAGTTGGTGTTAGAAGAAGTCAAAGAGATGAAACCAGCTACGCAGCCTCTTATGGATGGAGCTATGCAAGCGGTTGGTGTTAACATTGAAGACCGTGTAGTCGTTAAACTACGCCCCATCCTGCCCCAAAACTTCTTAATTGACCCTGTTGCTACCTCTATTGAGGATGCTCTGGGTGTCGCAATTGACGAATTTGTTCCTAAACACCAAGTCGAGATTGGAATTCAAAATGGTATCTATCGGGATGTTGATATTGAGTCTGCCGATACTGATTCAGACATTGAAGCAGATAAAGAGCTTACCTCTTTTGACGAAGATAAAGTCCGACTAACCAAATACTATGGTTTAGTACCTAAACACCTCTTTAACGATGCCCTTATGGAGGATGAAGACGATGACGAAATGTCAAAGTCTATTAAACCAGAAGAAGACGAGTCAGATGACGAAGAAGGGTATGTCGAAGTAGTAATTGTTATTGCCAATGGCGATCAGTTGCTAAAGATTGAAGAAAACCCCTACATGATGCAGGATCGCCCTGTTGTGGCTTTCCCTTGGGATGTAGTCCCTTCACGTTTCTGGGGTCGTGGTATCTGTGAGAAGGGCTATAACAGCCAGAAAGCGCTCGATGCTGAGCTTCGTGCCCGTATTGATGCCCTAGCCCTCACCGTGCACCCAATGATGGCTATGGACGCTTCTCGTATGCCTCGTGGGGCTAAGATGGAGATTCGTCCGGGTAAGACAATTTTAACCAACGGCAACCCTGCTGAAATTCTACAGCCGTTTAAGTTTGGTAGCCTCGATCAGGTTACTTTCTCTCAAGCGGGTGAGTTGCAGAAGATGGTTCAGATGGCGACAGGCGCTATTGACGCTGCTGGTATCCCTGGTTCTATCAATGGTGACGCTGCTGCTGGTGCTGTCTCTATGTCTATGGGAGCGATCATCAAGCGCCACAAGCGTACCTTGATTAACTTCCAAGAATCATTCCTTATCCCGATGATTGAGAAGACAGCATGGCGTTATATGCAGTTTGACCCTGACCATTACCCTGTCAGTGATTATAAGTTTGTACCTTCATCATCTTTGGGTGTTATCGCTCGTGAGTATGAGGTAACACAACTGGTTCAGTTGCTTCAGACGCTTGGTCAAGATAGCCCAATGTACCCAATGCTGGTATCTGCTGTTATCGACAACATGGGTCTGTCAAACCGTGAAGAGCTTATCGCTCAGATGCAACAAGCGGCTCAACCTGACCCACAAGCGCAAGAGGCACAACAAGCCCAGATGCAGCAACAGACGGAATTGGCTCAGGCTCAATTGCAACTTATTCAAGCTCAGGGTATGGAGGCTCAAGCGAGAGCACAGAAATACCAAGTCGAAGCACAGTTGGAGCCAGAGGTCGTTAAGGCTAAGTTGGCAGCAGCTTTGTCAACCAACCTACAGACTGGTAACGCTGACGATGCTGAATTTGCTAAACGGGCGAAGATTGCTGATCTGATGCTCAAAGAGAAAGATATACAGAGTAACGAACGTATTGCTGTAATGCAAATGAGAAACAAAAACACTTGACAAATTTGTAAAAGTGTGGTATAATAGCAACATCTCTCCACGATATGAAAGGATAAAGAGATGGACAAAGAGTTACAAGATTATTACGAA